TTCAGTTAAAGATGTTAAAGATTTACAATAGAATTTTTAATGATAAGAAACAACCAACCTCTTGTGGGTCTTGCTTTAGAAGCACTTACAATGCGTTGAAAACCCTTATAGATGAGTATAACCAGTAATTGGAAAGAAAAAGATTTATTTGATTGGTTAAGCAAGAATTGGTATCCAGACTTGCTTAAGAGCAGAAACCCAATGAGCAGATGGGATTGTTATTCTCCTCATAAGAAACATAGAATAGAGCTGAAGTGTCGTAGGAAACATTATGACACTTTACTCTTGGAGAAGAAGAAGTACGATGCTATGATATTAGAAGTATCTAAACATAAAGATATACCTGTGTATATCAATTCTACTCCAGAAGGTATTTGGCTTTTTAATCTACTATTCATTAAGAGGGATTGGGAAACCAACTATCTAAACCCAGCGACTACTCAGTTTGCAAATACAAACAGAATAGCTAAAGAAGTAACATACTTAAATATAAACGAAGGAATAAGAATACTATGAATGATATGCAATTAAATTACTTAAAGACAGTATTGCTATCTCAGTTGTTATTGGAGGCCAATGAAGGCCTCCGATTGACTAAGCAATACAAACAGAATGTAAAGCAACAAATCAACAAGTTAAACACAATGTTGGAGGAAGTTGTTAGAGAAGAGTTCAACACAGTTTATGATACTGATCCAGAGATGGTGACTAACATCTTAAACAAGATAGAGGAACTTATAGATAAGATTAAAGGCTCATCCATAGATGAGCTGGTAATGATTAACTCTGTGGTAGATAAATACCAAGAGAACAAAGATTGGTTCAAAGAACACGCAGAAGCAGAATTTCTTAAAATAGATTAATATGCAACAAATAACATACGGAAGATGGAAACACGCATACGAAGCTGGCAAGAAGACGGAAGAACACTTTAAAGACCTTATGATTTCAAGAGGCAATGAATGTGTGAAAACAAGTATGAAAGATGATATGCTAAAGCACATTGACTATTATGTCAATGGCTTTGGTGTTGATGTAAAAGGTAAGAGGAAACTTAATTCTATTTGGTTAGAGATTGTTAATGTACACGGATTTCCTGGATGGCTAAAAGGAGAAGCTGATTTCATTGTTTTTGATATGTTAGATTTAGATGCTTACTCTGTTTTCAGAAGATTGGAACTTTTGGAACTTGCTTCCAATGTTACTGAAACTACAACAAACAATAAGGATTATATGAAAATATATGGTAGAGAACAATGGGGACAAAAAGATAAGTTGATACAATATAAATTTGACCACATAAAACATTTAGAAGTACAAAGAATAAATTATTAAATATGAGAGGAAACGCAATCCATTACGAGGCCACAGGAGATTATGATGTAATAGACTTCTGTCAGCACTACAAACTAAACTTTAACAGAGGCAATGTTGTTAAGTATATTGCAAGGGCTGGAAAGAAAGACGATGAGTTACAAGACCTATACAAAGCTAAGGACTACATAGAAAGAGAGATAGCTTTTGTTAGGGAACTTAGAAACAAAGAAGCACAAGATGCAAAAGAAGGAGTAGTAAGTCCTTATAATTATAACTATAAAGATAAATAAATATGCCATTACCAAAACCAAATCCAACAGAGAAGCAGCAAGAATTTATGAATAGATGTATGGGAGATCCTACTATGAATAAGGAATACCCAAGACAAGACCAAAGGCTTGCGGTATGCTACACACAATGGAGGGACAGATAGTCCCTCTTTTTTTTATACTTATATTTGTTTATTAACAAATAATGTTTATATTTGCGTATAACATTAAAACAAATAACAATGGAAAAAGTAATTGAAGACTTAGAGTTGATTTCATATCACCTCAGAGACACGGAACAAATCTTTGTTTCAAACTGGATTGACAGATGTGTAGAAACCATTAAACAGTACAGCAATGAAAGAGTATGACATCACTTGGGAAGGACTTGTATTTACTATTTGTGGTATATATGAGCCAGAAGAAAAGGAAAGCTACTTTGAGCCTTATGAGAAAGAGAGGTTTAATATCTCTGGCATTTATTTAGGCGATGCTTGTGTAGACTTTATGTTGAATGAATCAACAACGAAACAATTAGAAGAAGAAATCTTAGAAACATATTACAGATGATACAGTTATTAAATAAAGAGCTTTGGGAAGAAGAAGCGATACTAAAGAAAATGGTTGATGATAGTTTTTACTATGGTCATTTAGGTAAACACGCTTTGAGCAGCTCATCTGCGAAGAAGCTAATAGATAGCCCAAAGGCTTATCAGAAGAGTCTGTATACCTCAAGTGATTCTCAACCATTGAGAGATGGGAGACTTGTACACCTTGCAGTATTGGAGCCACACAGGTTAGAAGACTTAGTTGTTATTGAAGGAACAAAAGCCCTTAAGGCTTTTAAGGAAGCGGTAGCAGAACACGGCTCGGAAAGTGTTTATACTAAGTCAGAGATGGACTCAGCACATTGGATAGCTAAAGCTGTTAAGAGTTGTAATGAAGCTTACGACTTATTAGATGGCTGTACCTTTGAGGAACCAGCCATCAAGATGCTAAACGGATTGCCATTCAGAGGTAAAGCAGATGCTATAAAAGGAAAGACAATTATTGACCTTAAGACTACAAGTAAGGGAGTACCTAATTTTAAGTGGAGTGCTAAGAACTTCTCTTACGATCTCCAGGCTGCTCTATACTTATCTTTGTTTGATGCTGATGAGTTTATCTTCTTAGTAGTTGACAAGGAAACTAAAGACATAGGTATATTTGAATGTAGTGGAGACTTTATAGAGAGAGGTAGAGAGAAGGTAAGACACGCTATGAATATTTATAAGCACTTCTATATAGATACAGACCCATTGGATTCTGTACGCAATTATGTACTTAAAGATACATTATGAGAACTATAACTATCTTGCTTAGTGGATTGACATCTATAATGTCAATCTTAAAGACAGTAGAGACTAACAACAATACAGACTCCATAGGAGACAATGGAAGATCTTATGGCATCCTACAGATACAGAGAAGCGTTTTAAGCGATGTTAATCGTATTTATGGTACTGATTACCGTCACAAGGATATGTTCTATGAGGAGGCTTCTGAGGAGGTATTTATGTTATATCTTTGTTATGGAAGGGAAGTATTCCTTAAGAAGCATTGTAGATTCCCTACTGAAGAGGAGATGGTTAGAATGTGGAATGGCGGAATATACAAGGGATATAAATATAATCAAACTAAAGTTTACTATCAAAAGTATTTAGATGTCAAAGAAGGAATTAATAGATGAGTTTTATCATATGGCTATGTATGATTTAGCTCACGAGGTAACACAACAAGACTTATATGAATTGCTTAAGGAGTACGAGAAGAAAGAGATGTACGAGCAATGTGCTGGCATCAGCCGAGCATTGAATACTTATAAGTTTGTTAAGGATTTTTATACAATTAAAGATAACAATGATAAAGGAGACTTTATCCAAATAGATTTTGAACAAGATGGAGATTAAATTAGATTTTATAATTGACACATTACAGAAGAAGACAGGCCTTAATATTAGAAAGAGAACACAAATAAGAGAGTACTTTTTAACAAGAGCTATATACTACAAACTTGCAAGGGAATATACTTTTCATTCACTATCTAAGATAGGGGCAGAAGTAGGTAAAGACCACGCTACTGTATTGCACGGAATAAAGAAGTTTGACATTGAGATGAAGAAGTACTACCCAGAACTTTATGAGTTGTATACTAACTTTAAGTTAAGATACCCAGTAGAGTTGTTTAATAATGATGATGACATTCCTGCTCCAGAGGAACTTACTGCTATAATAGAAAGGATTAATAATATGGATAATCAAATCAAACAAAGGGATGCTGAGATTAAAAGGCTTAACTTAGAGATAGACTTGATGAAGCATAATGGCGAGGACAAGCGTAGCGACATAGTGAAGCTTGTCTCTGAAATATCAGAAGACCAATTACCTTTGTTTATGGAAAGAGTTACAGCAATGGTTAAAATGATGAATACTACTATTGCTTAATGGCCAGAAGGAAAAAGGTCAACTACAAAATAGATAGAATGAATTATAAAGCCCAGCAATGGTGCTTTAAGAATAACTACAGAATATACCCAGTAGTTGTTAAAG